TACAAGGTTTTATAAATTTTATCCGGAAGTGCGTGTCTTCTACCACCAAAATTTTTACAATATCCATACTTTCTACCTTTCATGGTTTCGCATGTACAAAAACATTTTTGATAAATCATATCACCTTCTATTAAGAACCATACATGATTGGAAGCATGGGAACGTCCTAAATTTTCACAATATTTAGATGTCGACGATACGAGATATGTTTTTTCACGTTTATATATTTTAACAATTTCTGATTTATCTTGACCATCCATGTTTTTACGAATAAAAGAATTTATATGATCTGTGGTTTCGTAATCTGTAAAAATATCTTTCGTATCTTTAATATCGAAAGATCCTTCTTCCCGTACAGAACCCTCTACGACCACATGATTTTTATTTTGTGTGCGCAATGTAGCCATATGTAAAAGTTCTATACACGGATCTTGATCAAAAATATATTCCAACTTTTTAGATTCTTGTATGTATAACATGACAGGTTTATATTCTCCTTGTGTGACTTTACCTTTATCACACCCTTCACACCCTCGACCCTCACACGCTTCATGTTTTGCCTTTTTATGAGACCAAGGCATACGAAATCCACTTCCTTTCGTATTTCTTTTCCCATTTCCATACACCGCGGTATCCACTATATCTTTCCACATTCTTCCCGGGAAAAGAATATCTAAAGTCGATACTATATGTGAGTGTAAGGCCATGGCAGAACCACTGTCGACTACAAATTTGGGCCAGTTAATATGGATGCCATGTTTAATTTGTTGCCCAACTTCCTTTGGTTCGGCTATAGAAATTAACGCATTTTTACCCCCAAAAAATGCAACACGATCACAAATAGCCCTAGAAACTTCTTTTAAATGTTCAAATGTTAAATGTTCGTCACTTTTATAGTCTAAATCTACGAAAAAATTATACGTATCCGTCTTTTGTTCGACGACGTATATCTTTTCACCACTTTGTACAGCTTTGATGTACATGTCATAAAATTCATTCAATTTATCAAACGGGACGGATAGTATTCCACCATCCATGAGCACGTGTGATAGATTGGATCCATTGCAAAACCCTTGTCGTCTACACCACGACTTAAACATACTTACGTTATATTGTACTTAATTTTTTAATCTTCTTCTTCGTGCCAAATCGATCGACGATACGAAACATCTATAAATTCTTCATCTTCGGTTACGAGTTGTTTCTTTAAAACTAAAAGTTCGTATACAGTTTTAGTTTTAATTTCTTCAATATATTTCTCAGCTTTATCTTCCATATACGATTTATGATCTATGAGTATATCTTTGATTTGCTTAAGAATGTAGTTCTTAGACTTCATTATTTAATAGCAAACGATTTTCTATTGAGAGAAGACACGCACGTATAGAACTCTGGATTACGTACGACATTTTTGACTATCCTATCCCATCTACGTCTCCCATTGAATTCTTGTAAAGTGTCAAAACTCATGAAATCATTTTCATCGTATGTACGTTTCATATTAATCTTTTTTGTATGCATCTTATGCTTTTCTTCGTTAAAACGTCGTATTAATTCTTGTTGATCGGTCCTGGAATAATTTACAAAAAATATGAATACGTTATATTCTAAATCTACAGTTGGACTTTCTTTAACCGTAAATGAATAATGTGTATAATCACACTTTTTTAAAGATACGACCCCTCGTGTTTCTTCTTCTAGCTCCCGTAAAGCTGTACGCAACGGGTTAAATATTTCTCTTCGTCTACACCCTCCGGTGACGAATATCCACTCTTTAAATCTTTTATCTCTCACTGTTAGGAATCTCGCAGTCCCATCATGAAATGACACTGGTATGGCGATGGCTTTATGTTTCTTCATTGCTCATAGCACTCTATAATCCCCTGATAAGTTTATTCGCTCGATTCCTCAACAGGGATTTTCACGGGTTCCTCCTTACCGATGGGAGACGGCTTCTCTACGGGAGCCTTGACGAGTTGGATACGGGAGGGGCGCTCCACGATGACGGGACGCTGCTTCTCATTGACGGTGTTCTTAAACTCCTCCATATCTTGCCTATTCTTTTTGAATTCATTGTAGATGTAGAGGGTCGCAACTAAACATAATACTGCGGCAGCGATAGTTGCGGTTTCACGATCAAAAGCAAACATTATGGTATTTTAAGTATTCTTTTTTTTAAGCACTAACAATCGCGCCCATAGCTACTTTATCGTTCCTGGGGCACTCGTATCCGTGCTGAGCGAATTGAATTTCATTATAGTGTCCGTCTTTACACGGAGCGTTCTGTGTGGGAATATATTGATTAAGAGTTCCAGATTTAGGATCGTAGGTGATCATAAAAACGAAAGCCAATAAAAATAAAAAGACTAACATTTACTATTAATTAGGATTTAATTACTATATAACAAGCCGGCCATACCATTTTCTATACGTAAAATGTTATAGTTAACCGCATATATATCAGTGTTGAAATTGCCAGAATCAGAGAGAAGGCGGGCACTGTCAATACGACTGAAATTTAAGGATCCCGTGGGCTGGAGCTTGCTGGTATCTAAGCAGAAGGGGTAGAGGAGATGTGTATCGACACTGGAATTCAATGTAGAGAAAGGGGTATGATGATAGAGTGCGGTCGAAGTGTAGTTTACGCTATGCTTAGCATCACCGACATCGGTACCGTTGATCTGAAGCTTAACGTTACCACCAGCCACACCTACACCAGTAGAATCGTAGGTCGCCAAAAACTTAACGGGGTGATTAAATGAAAGTTCCTGGGTGGCACTGCCAGATCGGACCATCTTTTGAGTTTGGGTTATGAGCATGTTCTGGGGTGTATTCGCGAGAGTGGTACGCTCGTCAGTGTCGAGGTAAATGAACTGAGTATGAACTTCATAATCGGAGGCAATCGCATTGGCACCACCACCAACACCAGTACCCCATGTAATTCGAAGCTCTACGTCATGGTACTGTAAAGCAACTAAAGGAAGAGCAGATTGGGCGTTCTCGCAAAAGCTGAAACGAAGAGGGTAAAATCGCGAGTCATTTCCACCGGCAGCGGCGAGAGACTTAGAATACGTCTGCGCGAGCATGACTGGAGCGATTTCTTGGGAAAATTCAGAGGTTTGAGTATCAATAACCTGACCTCCCACTAATAAATCAACCTTAGCGATCTGCTTTTCCCAGTTCGCACGGGTAAGTGCAGTACCAGCGACACGGTTAGTTATGTAAACGTAACCGACGAGATCACCCTTGCGCTCGAAACGAACGGTGGACATACCATTCGCGGTGGGGTTGCCCTGGATAACCTGTTTCTCAACAGTTTGGGCGAAGTTTGTATGACGTTTATAGTTAGACCTAAAAAATGATACCTCGGGTTTCCCTACGATATGAGCATCTTGGGCACCAATGGCAACGAGTTGGGCAATTCCACCTGACATTTTATATTATACTGAGTTTTTATTTTTAAGCTCAAAACAATGGGACCTGTGGATGAATAGATTCGGTGAGAAGGAGTGAAAGAATTCCGATCATCGCGAGTCGACCGTTGACGAGTTCGGTCTCGGGCTTCCAAGGTCCCTGGACGTATCCCTCATCCTCCGGGTTAGCGGCGGTGCCGAGGAAAACCAAGGATGCGACGGCGATGGAGAGTCCGATGTTTTCTTGGAATTGCGCGCTGATAGGGTTACCAGTCATGATCTCATCGACCACCGCGGAAGTGAAACCAATCATAGCCGCACGACCGTTAACGCGCTCTGCGACCGCTAGAAAATCGTTGGGGCGATCGATCTTCGTGAAACGAGATCCCTCATTGGTCGCCCGTACTACGGTGCGGGACTTAACCCTGTTCCTGGATCGAATGGGGGTGGTGGTAACGATGGGCCTGAGAGTGGCGATGCAAGACATTTTGTACTTTACGAAAGCGCTTTTTCTTTAAATCACTAGATTTTCGAGATCCCCGACACGTTTGACGAGGGATGCGACTAATAGTTCCATCGTGGCAACTTTATTCTTTTCGGATTGGAGTTCTTCTTTTGTGTCACTCAATTCGGTCCGTATGTTTTTTCCTTGGACTATCTTTACTTGTGGTTGCTCGGGCCAAATCGGTGTTTCGAGGGACGGAAGGTCTCGAAGCCCCTGGCGGTACGCGACCCATTCCTCTTCGTTTTCCAAGCGTATATCGTTCGTTTGGGTCCAGTCAGACTCATAAAGTTTTCGGTTTCTTTTAGATCTGAGTACGAGTAATGAAGCCTGAGTTCCGTGTACTTCTAGGATCTCGTCTGACATATATATTTTACGCGACATTATAAAATCTTTCGTACGTCTACATAAAATTGGTGCGTCGCAGTTGAACCTCCCTTGACCCACAGCGCTATCCTCCCGTAACTTGCACCCCAATAATTATCACTATCCAGTGTAAATTCAAATCGGCCAACCGTCCTATGATGGTAAAAATGATTCAGGGATAAAGGTTCATCGGGTGCGTGGTTATATTGAACATGTGTGTAACTTTTCGCGGGAACCATTCCAGTCGCCATCCCAGCCCAATAATGACCTGTACCACCGTAATTCCATTCTATTTTTATGAAGTAGGCTCCGTCCAAGTAATTATGACCGAAATCACACAACTTTGTCCAAGAACCGCTGGTCAAAGAATAGCTCGTACCGTTCACGAGTGTTATTCGAGGGAACACTGCGTCGTCGCCGTTGATTCTAACTTTGTTTCCTGAACTGATATTTACATCTCCATTCACATCCAAATCGCTGTATGTGATAAGTTTTGCGAGTTTCATTGAGGAGAAATTACCAGACATGTTACCTTGTCCAGACGCCCCCCCGAGGAGGTGTAAATATCCGTCGTTACCCGGTGAAAGATTATACCAATCACCTACAGACTGTAAAAACAATCCATTTTCATCACCCGTGGTACCAGTGTTATGGCATTGTATACTACCATAGACGTGTAATTTCTTGTCGGGTGAGACTGTACCGATTCCCACGTCGCCGTTATTCTTAATAATCATCCTCGTATCGACGGCTTCCGTCGTGACAGCGTTCGCATCCGAAGAAGCGTCGTTACAAAACTTTAGATCACCACGTCCGTTCACCAAATTGCGTTCATAAAATATAGCAGCTTTCGCGACTCCGGGGTTCTCTCCCGGAGCGTTCACGCCGAAGAATAAAGCGGCAGTAGTTTCTGCACCACCACTCGCTTTTTCTATGAATAGTCCAGACGTACCTTCAGCAGCCGCTTTATATATATGGAGTGAGTTGTTGGGTGACGTCGTCCCAATCCCCACATTCCCCGTATTCCTATAAATATCCGATCCACTTAACGTGAAATAGTTGGTTCCATTAGTACCCGGAGTACCCGGATCACCCCTCGGAATAACAAAATCAAAAACGGCTGCGGAACTCGTACCAGAATTAGTCACGGATGCCTCTGTCCCCGCGAGTCCGGTCGTTATGGTCGGGTCCTCAATCGTAGCTGCGGCTCCATCCTCACCATCATTACCATTAGTACCATTAGTACCATTAGTACCCGCATCACCTCTTGGAATAACAAAATCAAAAACGGCAGCGGAACTCGTACCAGAATTAGTCACGGATGCGTCTGTCCCCGCGAGTCCGGTTGTTATGGTCGGGGTCCCAATCGTAGCCGCGGCTCCATCTGCACCCGCTGGTATATTCTCTAATAAAGAGCCATCACCTTCAAATGATCCCGCTTTTATATGTCCAGCTGTTGCGTTTATTTCAATTTGCGATCCCACACGTAAATCCGTGTTTACGTAGGCGTTACTGTTTACGTGTAAACCTGCGTCAGGGTTTGTGGTGACGAGTCCTACACGATTATTATTGGTATCGACAAATAGGTGGGAAGAGCCTACCAGTAGGTTACTGGTAATATCAACCTTTCCTG